CAGCTTCTGTTTTAAAAATAAACTTAGCTACTTCAGAAACTAAGTCAGACAAAGTAATATTAGAATTCCTTTCGGACTACGTACTTAATGATCCTTTACTTCAAAAAGATTCTATTAGTTTCCGTGAAGTAGGTCTTCGAGTATTTAATAGATTTAATTCTTTCCAAACAAACTACAAAGACGCTGAAGGAAAATTCTACCCTAAAGATACACAAACACGTAGGTATGTACGATTGGTAGACCCTTCAGTTGCAGCGACCTTCGATCCTGCTGCGGTTAATTTCATGAACGATCTAGTTCTTGATGCCGCTGCTGTTCTTGAAGAAGACTCAGCTTTACGGGAAGCGGTTAATAATTATCTTGATATATCTACCGCTATAAGAGATGTCGATGGGCAAGCAGACTGGCGTATTGGCGTAATGTCAGGTAATGAAGTGTTAGGATTGATACTTGATCAAGGTCCTACGCTACGATCTATAGATCTAGATAGTAAAATGACTCTAACTAGAGAAAAGACAATGGGTCAAGCCTTCTTAGATTTATATAAAAAATCTTTAAGGGGCAAAGACAGTCGTCCTTTACACACTCTACTTAGACTTATTAGTGGTACTACCGATTCGGTCAGTAAGGAAGGAGACATAACTAAAGACTTAGCTTTACTTGAAGACGTACGGGCAAGAGTTGAAGCAACTTTAGGACAGTCATTCAGCACTCCAAAAACAATCGCTGTTATCAATGCGATAAGAAAGAGTTCTGCCGAAGCACATACTACAACTCACTATGCTTTCGGAGAACAAGCAACTCCTGATGTACCTACAGCAACAGAAAGTGTTTCAGAAATAACAAGCCGTACAATCGATGACCTCCGCAAGTTGCAGAATGTAGGAAAAAGCGTTGGTTCAGTTGAACAAGGTGTCGAAGAGGTATGGCCTCCAAGGTCTACAAGTGATCCTGATATTCTTAGAACAGAACTTACTCCTGCAAACCAGAAAAGACTTGATAACCAAGAAGTAGATAAGGGCGAAGCAGACAAACCGATAGAGGTAGAACCCGACAATACAATTACGGTAGATGAATCAAATATTTTAAGGCGATTAATAAATCGCATGAGTGCGTTTGTTAGACGTAATGGACTTACATTGACTGTTATAGATGAGACGGGAGTTGGCCTTGCTTCGGCTCGCGCTAGAACTAATGATATTTTTATTAACCAACAGGCAGTAGCGAATCTAATTAAACAAGGAAAATCAGAATCTGTAATCCGTCGGATACTTAATTCTATTGTAGGTGAAGAGATAGCTCACGTTGCTTCGTACAGAGCTATATCTCAAGAACAATTAAACAATCTAATCGATCAAACTACAGACGCAGAGTTCGAATCTATTGTTGATGAGTACGTTACAGATAATCCTGTAAAGAACGAGCAATATAAAGCAGCTTTAAATTCTGAGAACGAAGCTACTGTTCAGCGAACTAAAGAAATTCTTATTGAAGAGAAGCTTCGTATGTACGCTCAGGAGAGAATGACGGGGACTACTTCGGAGGCAAACTATATATTCTGGACAGGAGATCCTTCTAAACTTCAGATAGCTCTTGAGTACTTGAGAAGAATGATCTCGCGCCTACTTAACCTTAAAAAGAAAGGAAACACTACTCCTGAAATGGACATGGCGGTTTCTAATTTGATTGAGGAAATAAATGTTTTAATCGGAATGGAGCGATTTGATGCGGGTAACTTTGCGTTTAACCCGAACGCCCCTGATGATTATATAGCAGGAATACAAAACACAACTTTAGGTGAGATATTCCCCGAAGAGGCTAACGCTACGGACAGCCCTCTATATGAATTAGGTTTCAATGATGACCTACGTATAGGAACAGCCAGATTAGGCACTAAAGATAAGCCCAGACCTACAAGCGCGGAGAGTAATATAGGAGGAGACCTAGGAATTAACGATCCTGAACCTGAAAAAGCAGTCGCGTCCCTTCGTAAAACAATAGGCAATCAGATTAATAAGATCGCTCAGGCGAATGAAGCGGATACTCCTACGAGTAGATACGTTCTCCCTAAAGGGTTCATGGAAGAATCCGATCCAATAAGAAGAGCTGAAATACTTAGGGATTGGTCTTCGGATAATTTAAAAGCTTTATACAATGTAGTACCTCCTGAAGTTAGAGAACGCTCTAAGCGGTGGTATCAGGGAGCTAACAGAGTCGCTAATTCATTAAGTAAAAAATATAATATTACACCTCAACAAGTTGCGGGTGTAATGGCTGCACTAAGTCCTCAAAAAGATTGGTTCCTTAACTTAGCTCAAGCAGAGCAGGTTATAGAGGTGTGGAGTAATTACCAAAACTATAGAATGGACTCAGCGTCTTTTCTAGGAACCCTTGAAGAGACCATAGCGAAAGCAACAGCTCCTAAAGGCCAGTTACAAGGTAAACCTAAGAAGGTAAAAGATCAGTTAAATGCTAGAGCAAGAGCTGAGAGAGCTAAAGATCTTAATAAACTTAAAGGTAAACGCTTTAAAGATCTAACAGACCCCGAACAAAGAGGTTGGGCAGCTCGATTGATAGCTGAAACTTTATTCGGCAAAGGAGTTTCTAATGTAGATCCTGAAGGA